CAAGAAAAGCTAAATGAAAAAACTGTTAAGTCTTTTAACAGGCGGATTAATTAAAGACGTAGGTAATGTAATAGATAAACTTACAACTACAGACGAAGAAAGATTAGCTGCTAAGCAAAAGATTCAAGAGTTGTTAGAGCACGCAGATCAAGACGCACAGACTCAAATTACCGAGCGCTGGAAGCTTGACATGCAATCAGATTCATTTTTATCTAAAAACATTCGACCGCTAGTGTTAATATATCTTACTGTTATATTTACGGCATTGGCGTTTTTTGATGGTAACATTGGTGGTTTCCAAGTTGATGAAGCTTATATACCTATATTTCAATCATTGTTGATTACAGTATATGGTGCGTATTTTGTAGGTCGTACTTGGGAAAAAGCAAAGAAATCGAGTGATAATAAATAAGTAAATAATTTAAATTCAATTAAATGGCAAATTCAATTACAGCTGAAGAGCTTAAAACTATTCAAGAACAACAAGGAGAGTTAACTCAACTATTAAATCAAATCGGTCAACTAGAAGCAAACAAACACGCTTTACTTCATAGAATCGCTGACGTTAACGGAGGCGTTGAAGAAACTAAAAAAGAACTAGAAGAAAAGTATGGCTCTATTAATATTGATTTAAAAGATGGTACTTATACTCCAGTACAAAAAGAAGAAGAAATTGACGGCATGACCGTTATAACTGAGGAGTAATGAGTACTGTTATAAGAAAAATCAGTATCGGTTCTGATTATAAAAATGATGCCATGCACTATGCATTAGGCCAACAAGTCTATGGTGGTCATGAGATATCACATATTATGTTTGACGACTCTGATACTTCTTATAACATATTTATAAAGAAAAACGATGAGGTATTGCCATGGAAGAAGTTTAATTCTAACATGGCTATATCTGTCGAATATGATTTAGAATATTAATGAGAAGTGTTTTTGATTTTATTATTATGCCAGACGGTAAAAGGTATAACAATGAAATCGATTTAAACGGAGATAAACTTATAGTTAATTCTAGTATAGAAAACTTTAAGTTAATAAATAGAAAAGCAGTTGTTATATCTACACCGACAGCTTTTGCTACACCCATACAAGAGGGTGATGAAGTTATAGTTCACCACAATATATTTAGAAGATATTATAACCAAAAAGGTAAAGAAGTAGATAGCAGCAGAACATTTGACGATAATAAATATTTATGTCAATACGATCAAATATATCTTTATAAACGTATGGTTAAATGGATTTCTGTAGGTGAACGTTGTTTTATTATGCCAATTAAAAACAAAGATGATTGGTCACTAGAACCAGAGCAGAAAAATAAAGGTATAGTAAAAATAGGAAATAAAACACTAGAGTCACTAGGTATTAATGAAGGTGATTTAGTTGGTTTTAAATCAAATAGAGAGTTTGAGTTTATAGTAGATAAACAAAGACTATATTGTATGGAATCAAATGATATTTTAGTTAAATATGAGTTCAAAGGAGACGAGGAAGAGTATAATCCAAGCTGGGCGAAAAGCAGTTGAGGAACTTATTAAAGTTGCTGAAGAAAAAATCATTACCAATACTGAAGATGATGTTTCTGCAGATAGACTTAAAAATGCAGCCGCAACTAAAAAGCTCGCTATATTTGATGCGTTTGAAATATTAGCTAGAATAGAAGAAGAAAAAAATATGCTTGAAGAAAAACCTCAAAATACTAAAGAAAAAAGTTTTAGAGGTTTTGCTGAAGGTAGATCAAAATAATGTACGAACAGTCTTTAGTAAAAGTAATACAAGACCACATTAAACCTAAAGTTTTAAAAAGAAACAATAGGTATAAAAAATGGGAGTACGGTTATGACGTTGAACACGACGTTGTTGTTATTAGTAAAGACGGTACAATAGGTGATGTAATTGAAATACAGAACCTTAAAATAGCTTTACCAGCTATACCTGATAATGTTTATTCCGCGTCTGATAAAATAGAAGATCAACGCTGGGCTAAGTCAGAATACCCTAAACCATTAGCTAAAATTAAAAGTGTATTTGACTGGGAAAGATACCCGGTTAATTTTAAAGAAGAATGGTACGATTATATCGACGAAGAGTTTAAAAGACGTGAAGAAGGATATTGGTTCTATAATAGAGGCGTGGCTACTTACATTACTGGTTCTCACTATATGTTCTTGCAGTGGAGCAAAATTGATGTTGGTGCCGCAGATTACAGAGAGTCAAATAGGCTTTTCTTTATATTCTGGGAAGCATGCAAAGCCGACCAGCGATGTTATGGTATGTGCTATCTCAAAAACAGACGCTCTGGTTTTTCATTCATGGCGTCATCAGAACTTGTGCATCAAGCGACAATATCTTCCGATTCACGCTTTGGGATATTATCAAAATCCGGGGCTGATGCTAAAAAAATGTTTACCGACAAAGTCGTACCCATATCAGTCAACTATCCGTTCTTTTTCAAACCCATACAAGACGGTATGGACAGGCCAAAGACGGAGCTCGCCTACAGGGTACCAGCGTCAAAACTCACAAGGCGTAAACTCGACCAAGGCGAAGCGCCAGAGGAAATCGACGGGCTCGATACGACAATCGACTGGAAGAACACGGGTGACAACTCGTATGACGGTGAGAAACTCAAACTTCTCGCCCACGACGAATCAGGTAAGTGGGAGCGTCCGGATAATATTTTAAATAACTGGCGAGTTACAAAAACAACACTAAGATTAGGTAGCAAGATTGTTGGTAAGTGTATGATGGGATCTACGAGCAACGCTCTAGATAAAGGTGGTGATAACTTTAAAAAATTATACTATGCATCAGACGTCACAAAACGAAATCGCAATGGACAGACTAGTTCAGGATTATATAGCTTGTTTATACCTATGGAGTGGAATTACGAAGGATTCATTGATTCTCATGGAGTACCTGTATTCGAAAAACCAAAAGACGCGATTAAAGATACCCAGGGTGATTTAATTACAATAGGTGTTATAGAACATTGGGAAAATGAAGTTGATGGTCTTAAAGATGATCAGGACGGTTTAAATGAATATTATAGACAGTTCCCTCGTACAGAGAAACACGCATTTAGAGATGAAGCAAAATTATCTTTATTTAATCTAACTAAGATTTATGAGCAAATAGATTATAATGAAGACATGAGAAATAAAACCTTAGTAACTCAAGGTAATTTCCAATGGGCTGGAGGTGTAAAAGATACTACAGTTAATTTTTATCCAGAAAAAAATGGTAGATTTCTTGTATCTTGGATTCCACCTGTAAATCTACAAAATCGTGTAATAATAAAAAATGGAGTTAAATACCCTGGTAATGAGCATGTGGGTGCTTTTGGTTGTGACTCTTATGATATATCAGGAACTGTAGACAAACAAGGGTCAAAAGGATCTTTGCATGGTTTAACAAAGTTTAGTATGGAGGAGGCTCCATTTAATATGTTCTTTTTAGAATACATATCTAGACCACCTACAGCTGAAATATTTTTTGAAGATGTTTTAATGGCATTGCATTTTTATGGAATGCCAATACTAGCAGAGAATAATAAACCTCGATTGTTATATTATCTAAAAAGAAGAGGTTATAGAAGATTCTCTATAAATAGACCAGATAAGTTATACAATAAACTTTCGGTCGCAGAAAGAGAAATAGGTGGTATACCTAATTCAAGTGAAGATATTAAGCAAGCGCATGCTGCTGCTATAGAGTCTTACATAGAAGATTATGTGGGATTAAAAGAAAATGAGTATGGAAATATGTATTTTCAAAGAACGCTAGAAGATTGGGCTAAGTTCAACATAAACAACAGAACAAAGTTTGATGCAACAATAAGTTCTGGTTTAGCTATAATGGCTTGTAATAAAAATAAATATACACCAGTAAACATACAACAACGAGATCCAGTTAACATATCTTTTAAAAAATATGATAACACAGGTTACACTTCAAAAATAATACAATAAATGGTTTATACTAATGTAAATAGTTCATTTCCAAGTCAGGTGGTACCAGACGCAGAAAAGAATACTTTAGACTACGGTTATCAAGTAGGTAGAGCTATTGAAAACGAATGGTTTAGAGGTGATCGTGGTTTAGGAGCTGGTGGTCGCTTTGGTAACAACTGGCAAGATTTTCACAGATTAAGATTATATGCTAGAGGCGAGCAGTCTGTAGCTAAATATAAAGATGAATTATCTATAAATGGTGATTTGTCTTATTTAAACCTAGACTGGAAACCTGTTGCAGTGCTATCTAAATTTATAGACATAGTTGTTAATGGTATGACCGATAAAGGTTATGAGATAAAATCTTTTGCAACAGATCCGTACTCTACCAGAGAAAGAACAGCTCATGCTACAGGTTTAGCAGAAGATGCTTTTGCTGGAAATTTAATAAAAGAAGCTAAGGCTAGTTTTAATATAGACTTACAAAGATCTAATGTACCAGAAGATCAATTACCTAAAAGTAAAGAAGAACTAGAGCTACATATGCAGCTAAGTTACAAGCAAGCTGTAGAAATAGCAGAAGAAGAGCTAATAAATAATGTGTTTAATTATAATAAATACGATGAAATAAAAAAGAGATTAGCTTACGATTTAGTTGTATTAGGTATAAGCTGCGTAAAAACAGATTTTAATTTAGCAAACGGAGTTACAGTTGATTACGTAGATCCCGCTAATTTAGTTTATTCTTACACAGAAGACCCTAACTTTGAAGATATTTATTACGTTGGTGAAGTTAAAAGCGTGAGTTTAGAAGAAGTTAAAAAGCAATTTCCATATTTAACCGATGCTGAACTAGAAGAAATACAAAAGTACCCAGGTGACTCTAATTACACTAGAAACTATTGGGGTCAAGATGATAACTACAATAATGTACAAGTTTTATATTTTGAGTACAAGACTTACAATAATCAAGTATTTAAAATAAAACAAACTGAGCAAGGTTTGTTAAAGGCTTTAGAAAAGCCAGGTGATTTTAACCCACCTATAAACGACAATTTTGAAAGAGTGCATAGAGCTATAGAGGTTTTGTATAGCGGTGCTAAAATACTTGGACATGAAAAAATGCTTAAATGGGAGTTAGCAGAAAATATGACTAGACCTTACAGCGATCAGACTAAAGTTCAAATGAACTATAGTATATCTGCTCCTAGAATGTATAAGGGTAGAATAGAAAGTTTAGTAAGTAAGTGTATTGGGTTTGCTGATATGATTCAGTTAACTCACTTGAAAATACAACAAGTGTTAGCTCGAATGGTACCAGATGGGGTATTTGTAGATGTTGACGGTTTGTCTGAAGTTGATCTAGGTAATGGCACTAATTATAACCCACAAGAAGCTTTAAACATGTACTTCCAAACTGGTAGTATTGTTGGTAGGTCTAAAACTGTTGATGGTGATATTAATCCTGGTAAAGTACCTATACAAGAATTACAAACTTCAAATGGTCAAGCTAAAATAAACGCTTTAGTTTCTACGTATCAATATTATTTGCAAATGATACGTGATGTGACTGGATTAAACGAAGCTAGAGATGGTAGTCAACCAACTAAAGACGCTTTAGTAGGTTTACAAAAACTAGCAGCAGCTGCATCTAACACAGCTACTAAACATATTTTACAGTCACTAATGTATTTAACAGTAAGAACAGCTGAGAATATAAGCTTAAGAGCTGCAGACATGTTAAGCTTCCCGCTAACTAAAAACGCTTTAATGAATAGCATAAGTACATTTAACACTAGTACTTTAGAGCAAATGCATAATTTAAACATGCACGAGTTTGGTATTTTCTTGGAGTTAGAACCTGAGGAAGAAGATAAACAAATGCTACAAAAAAATATACAAATAGCTTTGCAGTCAGGCGGTGTTGATTTAGAAGATATTATAGATATAGAGCAAATATCTAATATTAAACTAGCAAATCAAATGCTTAAAATAAAACGTAAGCAAAAGCAAGAAAGAGATCAAGCTGCAGCTCAAGCTAACATACAGGCTCAAGCTCAAGCAAACGCGCAAACTAATGAACAAGCAGCGCTGGCTGAAATGCAAAAACAACAAGCTTTAACTGAAAGCAAGTTGCAATTAGAGCAAGGTAAGTCTCAGTTTGAAATACAACGCATGCAAACAGAAGCCGAAATTAAAAAGCAATTAATGGCTGAAGAGTTTAATTACAACATACAACTTGCTGAAGCTAGAGCTAGAGTTGAAAGAGAAAAAGAAAAAGAAATTGAAAATCGTAAAGACGAGCGTGCTAGAATAATTGGAACGCAACAATCTGAAATGATATCTCAAAGACAAAACGACGAGTTGCCAAAAAACTTTGAGTCAGCTGGTAATGATGCGCTTGGAGGATTTGGGCTAGAACAGTTTGAACCTCGATAAAAAAACTTTTAATTATTTAATTATATTATATTATGTCAGAAGAAGTAAAACAAGAAGGTGAATTTAAAGTCAAAAAACCTTCTAAACCTAAAAACTTAGGTAAAACAGAAGATGTAACTAAAATAGAAATACCAAGCAGTCAAGGTGAGGTAGATCAAGACGTTACAAAA